GTCTGCTGGTTCTAATGGTAGGTCTTCTTCGTTGAGAGATTTAATAACAAAGCTCTTTAGTGATTCTCTCTGTCGTGCTTTCTTTTCATTCTCTACCATTTCTTTTAACTCCCTAATCTGCTTTTGTTCATCTGATTCTTCCGGATTGATTTCTTTAACCTTTTCTTCCACTATCTTTTGCAAGTTGTTTTGTTTCCAAGTCTCCAATCCTTTGGTGAAGTATTGATCGCGGTAGCTTTTCAATACTTCGTTGTTCTCAATCAGTTCACCCACATTGTCTTTTGTCACGTTAGCCAATGGGTTGAATTCTTTCTTAAGTTCCTCTACCTCTTTACTATCCTTGTTCTCTTTAATTAGCTTTATAGCTTCTTGCAGTTCCATATATATCCTCCTTTTGCCCTCCGAGTTCGAGCCTCAGAGTGCTAATAAACTGTCTTCTTTTGATTCTTCCATTCATCATATGTCATGTAGTCAGTTACACCACGACCTCTTATATATCTTTTATCCGGGTGTTTCTCATCAAACACGTTGATCGTTGTGCAACGACAGTTGATGTCCTGGGATGCTATTCCGAACATTCCCGGTCCTTTTGTCTTCATACCACCTACGTGGAAGTAACCGTTCTCATCTTCCACCTGACCGTCCAGTCGTTGATGTGTTGGTCGTGTCTTGGAGTCCAGTGTAGCGTCCCACATTCTTTTTGTTTCTAATCCTTTACGTTTCAGATCTTGCGTAGCTTCGAGACTTGACTGTTCCTTCACTCTGTGTGATTCAGTCCAGACAATCCTCTGCGCTTTGTTGAAGTTGTTCTGCATTGTATCTTTTAATCTATTGGCTGTTGTCCTATACGGTTCACCTTTCGTAATGTTCTGAACAATCTCCTGCTGTATCTCCCAGATGATCTCATTACGCCTTTTCTCAAGCACTTCGTTGAGTGTCAACCCTGAGATTGGATTCTGCAACGCCTTTTTGATTGCATCTTTTGGCAGTGTGTACCAGTTGACATTAACGCCTGTGAATTGCTCAGCAGCCCAACCTATGAAGTTGTATCTCTCTTTGTATGTCTCAAATAACATCTGTTCTATCTCACCATTCTGGTATCGAGCTAAAGTGGTTAACTCTTTTGAAAGCGTCTGCTTCATCTTGTCCATGCGTCCGTATTTCATCATTTCTGAAAGCTCTAACTTGCCCTTCTTGCCATATTTAGACCAAAACTGTGATATCTCTTTCTTCACCCTTTGTAGAACATCACCATAAGCTCTTTGCAGTTGTCTTAATTGTCTTTCTGTCAGAGATTCATACCAGTTCTCGAATTCGTCATAAGCTCTATGATACGTTAGCTTCTTCATCATCCTCATCCCTAATCTGATAGTAATTCATGGCTTTCTCTTTCTGCTCTTCCATCATCTCCATAACTTCTTCCGGATCTTCAATGAACGAAGCAAGAGAATAAAGAATCTGGTCCGGTATGATTCCCTTCAGTTGTGCAAGAACCTGTGCGTCTTTCTCAAGTGCTATCGGGAGATTTCTCGTAAACTTCTGGTTGATATTTTGCCAGTCGAGTTTCATTGATTTCTTCGCCATGCCACTTGCGAGAACTTTGAACAATCTCTTGTTAGCTGCTATGAATTTTCTTTCCATAGTCTTGCATTTATTTTCAAGACTCATTAGCTTAAATTTTCTACTCTCGCCAGATATGTCCGATGTGAATTCTTTATCACTAAAGTTCACACTTTTAGCAAATCGTAGAATGTTCGCTTCGAGTCGGTCAAGATGAGAATCAATAGCCTGAATGTTTAAGTTCTTCTCTAAGAACGCTACATCAGCGCCCTCTGGTATGTTGAACGCTCCGGTTTTCTTGGCTTCTTCAAGAACCTCGTCTGTGAGATCAGCTCCTATCGCTTTCATATAAGCTAACCTAAGTTGTTCAAGTTCGCTATCTAAGTCTGATTCTTTTCTATCGTAAGCGTCTATAAGCGAGAGAACTTTCTCACCATCACCGAGTCGCTCCTCGTTGTTGATGTATTGAATCATTGGCACAAAATCAAAGAAATGAACTTGCGGATTAACAGGTGAAGTGTTGTCAAGAACATATTCACCTTCGGAATTTTTGATGTAATAAGTAACCTTCTCTTTGTCGTACCATTCAACACGTGTGCGGGTTTCTGAATAGTTACCATCAACATATTCTTCATCGTAGTATCTCAATGCAAACTGAACCTCATCTATGGAGCGGTCTTTGATAAATATGCACTCCCAGGGATTCACGTTCATCATTCTAAATTGCCCTTCTGTGTCAACGTAAAGCAACCTCACACCGTAACCGCAAATAGCTGCTTTCTTTATAATCTCGCTGTCAAGATCGGCTATGTTATTCAAGTCAAGAAATTCTTGCAGCGCTTCATCATCTGATTCGTACACTATCTCATTACCTGCCATATATCCAACTTTCGTATCTATAATTTCACTAAAGAAGTCGTTGTTGAGCTTATTGTTGATCTTATTTCTATCTGCGAATCTTCGGTTGAACACCGGCACGCCATCATCTGATGCTTTGTATCTTTCGTAAAGCTGCTTCATCGTCTCGGCTTTAGAGTAGTGGTCGTCTATCAGATCTGATATTATCTGACTGGTAACCCTGCCATTTGTTTCTATGAGGTTTCTGATCGTCTTTAGATCCATATATTTACCCCCAAATATTTCTACCTGCTGTTATTGTCCTTCTTCTTCTAACTGGCTCTATCGCATAACGTAACGCTGCTATTGCATCATCTTTGAACTCCACCGGCTCATCCTGAACGTTACCGTCTTTATCCTCTTTGTAGCTGTACTGCTGCATTTCTGCTAACAAATTCGGACACTGCTTTGATATGTGAATCTTCTTTCTTTTAAGCCAGTCGATACCGTCTTTAACTGAACCTTTGCCTTTAACGCTCGCTTGTACGTTCAAGCCGTGTTGTCTGAATTCTTTGATACGTGCCGGTTCAGCATTATCTGCTATGATTTGTTTCTTCTTATGTGCTATTTTCGCAACTTCATCTATAAGCTCAGCGTTAGTCAAGCCTTTTTCGTAGAGTTCATCATATACATACAATTCGTCATCTTTGAAGCCAACTTTTATGAATGCACTTGGATGGTTGAAGCCAAAGTCAAGTCCCTGGTAGATAGCGTCAAAGTCTTCTTCTTTGTACGGGATATCTTCAAATGCGTAGTTGGTAAATACCAAGTTGCCAAGTACCCCCCACTCTCCCAATGCGTAAATCTGATAGTAAGTTGGATCTTGATTCTTCAAGTCTTCAATAACATTCTTGTATTCCTCATCCAAGAAATCATTGTCTTTGTACGTGGTCTTAAATCTTGCTGAATTGTCTTTAGGTTTATCGAAAAAGAATGATTTTATCCAGCTTAGTGCAGATATTGGATTAAACGAAAGTGTAATCTGCATTGGATATGCGCTCTTGCCTCGAAGTCGTAAGTCTAACTGTGTGAAATCTTCTTGTGTTATTTCCGAAGCTTCTTCTACCCAGATGTCTGTTATCCCTGCTATCGATTTCAACTTCTCAACATCATCCAGTCCTGTGAATATTATCTGATTACCGTTTCTGCAAGTGATCTCCATATCCGATTTGTTGACCTTGAACAATGGCATGATATGCCACTGTTGCATGATCGATTTGATAAGTGCGAACGTTGAATGTCTGTTAGTGCGTGCAACCTTTCTAACAACTAACGTCTTATGTCCCTTCTCCTGCATGGAGCGCACAAGTATGCGTTGTGCTATAAAGAACGACTTGCCAGAACCAGCACCGCCATAAAAGAGTTCATATCGCTGTCTGCTTTTCAGATATGGTCGAAATGTTGGATTGAATACTCTCGATTTGATCTTTACTGTCGCCTTAGGCATCTTCAATATCCACCTGAATCTCTAAATTGCCAGAGTGTTCTATTTCACGCTTGTCCCTGAATTTATCGGGTCTTCTATTCTTAAGCCAGAAAATTATCGCTGTCATATCACCTTCGAGTGCTTTCTCATATAGCTTGTTCTCTACACGATAGTCAGCCTCTTCCTTACCGCTTTTTAGGGCGTCTACTAAAGCCGAGTGCTCTGTCTTGTACTTTTTAAAAGTCGAATAGGCAACACCCAATCTCTTGGCTATCTCTTCTTCTATCAATCCGTCACGACACCAGCCTTCAACTACATGAAGTCTCGGTTCAACGTGCGTTTCATATTTACTTCTCATGGTGTCGTCACCTCCTAAATTGCAATTTACTAAATCTGCGTTTATAGTTAAGTCTGCTATACCAATAAAAAACCGCCGTCTCTGGCGGTCTCATTTCTGTGCATTATACTTAACAGATTATCTTATTCTTGTACACCATACTTAACAATAATGTTATGTTCGGTGTATCTTATCAAGAAATGTTTCTGCTTTTATTTTATCTAAGTTAAATTCAATGGTAAATGCAAAATCACACTTACCACAAACGTAAGTTACTTTCGGTGGATCACCGTATGGATTGCAACAACTTAACATCGAACCACATACCGGGCAATGAAAAT